CCTCACAATGTCGCGGCCTTGGCGTATCGCAATGACGGTAGCATCAGCGCCAAAGCGTGCAGGGTCAACTCCAATGATGATTGGCGCCGTCTGATCCTTGTATTTCGGTCTGCTCATGGCCTCATCCACAATGTCAGCCGGAATAAACTGGTCATCACCCTCAGAGGGAAACATGCCATAGACCTCGACATGGGCTTGTGAGCTGTCGGGGCCGTATTCGTCAATGATGTTCTGATACACCGCTTTGTCTGTGCCTTCTACCGTTCTGGCATCCACCACCTTGTTTGTCCAAAAGTCGCGCTTGGAGTTAAAGCACTCATAAAAGTAGCCAGTGTTACGGCGTGGGTTGGAAAAAGCCAGCCAAAGGCGGTTCGGTGTGTTCTCGGTAAAAAAACCAGCCGTCACAGCCCAGATCGAGTCATCAATACCACTGGCCTCGTCAAAGATCACCATCACACCGTCAAAGTTGTGGACACCAGCGTAAGCATCTGGATTCTCTGCTGACCACAGGCGCCCCTCAACAGCCCAATAACGTGTGCCTTTTTTGAGGTCTTTTTCAACCAGTTCAGTGAGCCACGTTGCCGGCGTGATCTTGGTGGCTGCCACCTCAAACCAGTGGCTGTTAATGCTCATGGCCAACCACTTCGTGATCTCGGCCCAAGTCACCGCACGCAGCTGGGCTTCTGAGTTGGCCGAAATGATCGTTGTTGAACCTATGCGGGTACTGAGCATCCAGATGGTGAGCCAGGACACGAGGGCTGACTTGCCAATACCTCGGCCAGAACTGACGGCACTGCGCAGGGTGTTAAAGTCTATCTTGCCTTGGTTGTCTTGGATGTGCTGGGCTATTTCTCTTAGCACTTCTCGCTGCCACTTGCGCGGGCCTTTGAAGTTTTGAAGGGGTGTATTTTCCTGACCCCAAGGGAAGGCAAACAGCACAAACGCCTCTGGGTCATCGGCAATGGCCGGCGTCCACAGAGTGGCCATCAACTCTTGTTCGTCTTCGGGCTTGTAAATCGTGGTTTGCATTTATCTAGCTATCTGATAGAATGGTGCTTTGGAGGCCATCAATGAAAAAAGTAGTCGCATACTGTGGTTTTAACTTTTCAAACAATTCGGCTTACTTGCGGATGCCAGAAGCATTTTGGAGCCAAACAGATGCGCAGCGTCTGGAAATTGTCAATCAATTGCTTGAAGAATTGACCAAAGAAAAAGAGCATCTTGAGTCGCTTAATCAACTTGATACCCAAGGTATCTAGCAATATTGTCAATTGCCTCTTGATCCAACTTTTCACCAGTGTGGCTTTTGAGCAATGATGTGCGAATGTTGCTAAGTGTCTTGCCTTGTGCTTGGCGTTCTTTGAATAGCTTTTGCATCATCAAATAATCAGGCACACCAACAATTTGCCCTTGAGCATTTTGCAAAGATCCCATAACTTGCGCTTCAAGACCAGCATTGTATGAACCATGCTGAAAGTTTGGTGTGACCATCTGGGTTTTAGGCTTAACAGCCAGTAGCGTATGCGCCATACCAGTCTCAGCGCCTGGCTCACTCATCACGTTGTACACATCTTGCCAGCGCGGAAAACCTAAATCTTGTATTTTGGCTTTTTCGCCAGCTTCAGCAATTGCTTTGCGAATGTTACCAGAGGTGTAATCGTCAGTGCCCTGCGCCAAAATTTCTCGAATGTTGGGGCTATCAATACCAGGAAACTTTTTGTACGGGTAAGAAATTTCTTTTGTAACAGGATTTTCTACTTTAGTGTTTCTGACCGCATCTCTAAACGATGTCAATGCTTCGCGTGATGGCTTGAGCGAATTTAAAGCACCAACATAAGATTCAGCCATATGGTGCGAAAAGTTAATGCCACTTGGCGCCAAGTTCATCTGCACACCAATTGTGTCGCCCAACTCACTAAACTTATTCAAGTTGTTAATCTTGGATGATTGCGCTGACACGTTTGATGCGCCGCCAACACCTTGTTGCAAATTCTCTGCAATGTACGGATAACGCCTTCCACCTTGACGCTGCACAAACGCAGGCGTGGCATCGCGCAAACCTTGCGTTAACGGCACGCCTGCAATTTGCGTTACGTTGCCGCCAGTTGCAGAGGTGTCCCACAAAATAGGCACAACGTACTTGTCTAGTAGCGCATTAGGATGCACACCAATTTCTTGCGCCACATTCAATGATGGCTGCACAACATCACCAGTGCCAAACAATCTGGCCTGCTCTCTGCGCATCACCGCAGGCGTATCTAAAATTTGTTTGTATTTGGTCAGCGCAGACTTTTCAGCAGACGTTAGCATGGCCTCGGTCTTGCCAGGAAACAGCGCCTCAATTGCCTTTAACTTGCCAACGCGCTCGGCCATGTTGGATGTCGTGTTCTGTGCCATGCCCTGCAACATCTCAGCCGGCAACCCGCCACGCTCCATGATGCCTGGCACAACCCTCTCCGCATAGCGCTCACCAGCTCTGCCTGCTTGCAATGCCGCCTGCCTTGCAGCCCTTGCCGCTTGCAGTGTGGCCATAGTCGCAGGCTGCGCTACGGGCGCCACCGCCATGGCAGCTTCTAACGCTTCTGGCCTGATGCGAGTTGTGCCGCCTAAACCTCCGGCGCCAGTTGTTAGGGGTTCGCCATAGGACAGACGATCCAGTGTTTGGCTAATCGCCGGCATCGATAAGAACCGCGCCGTGCCCTGCATCTGCTGTGTGCGCTGGGGTGAATAACTTTGCGCTATCAAGTCAGCCAGTGCGCCCAAATACTCGTTGCGCTGGGTTGCGCTCAAAGTGTCTTGGTACGCCAACATGTTTGCTGGGCGCTGGGCTAGGGCGTTGTTGATTGGCATGGCGTAATGTTAAATCATTTTTTTAAAAAATAAAAATAAAAAATGTGCGCGGGGTATACGTTACCTCGGCCCTTTCGCGCCGGCCCTATGGGGGGGCCATCGGCCATCCGGCCATTGTTAGTGGGCACTTACTAACTCAAATGTTAGTGAGTACTTACTTACTTAGGTGCAAAATTAGAAATGAATACCAAATGCTACACCTACTTTATACAGTGTCCATTATGTTAAGTTGACGCCCAGTTATGCACAGCTTATACATGACGTATTGCCATCGTATTGAGTTATGCACAGACCAGCATGAACAACTGGCAAAACACCCTGTGCATAACTTGTCGGATCGGCTATGTTAGTGAGTGCTTACCAACCTCTAAGTTAGTGAGCGCTGACTAACTTTTTCTTTGAAAAAAGGGCAGGCGCGTGCGCGTACTTAACAAAAATCTATGCATTTGTTGCATAACCTTGCACATCACGCTTCTTTAACCTCAGCATCAACGACATTGCTGTCGTCCTTCAACACGCGCTGCTTTGCTTCCTTCAGCGCATCCATGACGCTGATTCGATTGTCTGTAACGGCAACATCAATGCGATCACCGTAGACCTTGGGCTTGAGCTTTGAAGCTACCCACTTACGCGCATCGACTTGCATACGCTTCTGTTGCACCCAAGCGCTCGCTAACGGGCCTTCTAAGCCCTCTGGCATCTGTTCGTCAGCCAACTCTAGGATCTCTTCAGCCAAACGATCTGCGCGGCTCTCAATGGCCTTTTCGTACATTGTGCGGAACTCAGGGTTGTTCTTAACCATAAGCATGACGGCATGGTAAGAAGGCATTCCTTCAGCCTTAATTGCCGTGCTTAGACTTTTGCCAATCGACATCTGCTCACAGATTGTTTTCCAGCACGGGTTATCGATGCCATAAACGACAGGACGGCCACCAGCATGTTTTTTCACCGTCACATCAGACGCCAAGTTATCAGTCACTTGTAAACTCCTTAAAAAAGAAGGTACTCACGCCAACTGGCGCTTTCCCTGAAGGTGCGGCAATGGCAACTGCGCACACCGTCATGTTATCACCTCGATCTCAACCTTGTACACCTTCGGGCCACCAGAGCGCTGACAATATTGCCACTCGATCATGTCGCTGCCGTCATCCACGCCAAGCCAGTCAGCAACACCATCCCTGACCGCTTTAAACCCAGACTGTAAGTTATCCCCATCTAGCTTCCTTGGAGCCACTCTGGTCAACACCACGGTCACCGGCAGTATCTCCACGCCAAAGGACTGTGCGACAGCTGCCAGTGCCATCCTTGTCTTTTGCCGTTGGCTTTTAGTCAGCCTTGCCTTGGCCGCCCAATGCAGTCTCAAGTTGGCCACGGACACGATCTTCATGTCCATCTCAACTTCAATCATGCAACGGCCTTATCAAGCGCTCTGTTAACTGCTCTGGCCAATGCTGGTCTAAATTCTTGAAGCGACACAAAGTCTGGATGCAGGGCAAACCTTTCCCCGTTCCATGCAAATCTGTAGTTTGC